GAAGTACACCCGCGCGACCGAGTTCGTCACCACCGCGGCGCAGATGGATTCGGCGGTCTGGAGCGAGACATCGCTCGCGGTCATCACCGCGAGGGCAACAGGGAGTGAGTCTGTCATGGGCAGAGGCTAACCAAGCGTCGCGCCCAGCGGGTGGATCAGGTCTTTTCGAACCAGACGTTCACCAAGGCCGTGCCCGAGGCGATCGTGACTGCTTCGAGCACCACGCCGTAGTTCACGCCCGCCGCCGCGGTGGTGGTGCCGGCGTCGCTGAGCGCGCCCGCCGTGGTGCCGCCGACGATGAGACGGTGCCCGACGACCGTCGGAGAAGTGGTGGCGTCGACGAGCGCTCGGCAGTGTCCGTGGGTGACGACCTGTCCGAACCCCCCCACGCCACCGCTGACGCCCGCGGCCGGGATGGTCGTGCCCGCGGTGTTCGACGCTCCGACCGAGATGCCGATGTTGAGCGGTGCCAGCGTGGCCGTGGTCGTCGCCGTGCCCACCCCGAAGATGGTCGTGGTCAGACCGGTGATGGGGGTCTGGATGGCGACCAGAGCCCCGAGCGCGATGGCGGTCGTGGTGGTGTTGCACACGTCCTGAAGGAGCGGGCCGGAGAAGAGGGCTTCGCCGTCCTGGCCTCCGACGACGGTGATCATTGCTTGTGGCATCAGGTTCTCCTATGCGGACAGGTTGGTGAAACGGCCTTGACGCGAGATGTTGCCGCAGGTCAGGTTGCCGGCCCACAGCAGCAGGGCGGTCATGGCGTCCTGGTTCACGGGGGTCTGGAAGTCCTGCAGCTTGAAGTTGGCCAGCTCCGAGACGATGAGCTCGAAGTAGTCCTCGTTCAAGAAGTACGGACCACCCGTCGCGGCGGTGGTGCCGACGTGGGAGTCGGTCACCCAGGGCACGCCGTTGAAGAGCAGGTTCTCGAAACCCGATTGCGCCAGCTGCATGTCCTTCCCGCCCGGCTGGACGGGGAACTGCTGCGGGGTGAGGTTGAGGTTCCAGTACCTCGTGAAGTTCGTGTTGTTCGACACGATGATGGTGGGGGAGCGACCACCGCTGGTGCAGTTCATGAACAGCGTCTGCAGCGCGAGCAGCGTCATCGTGGCGGTGGCGGAGTCGATCTGGGAGTTCCACCACGAGTTCGACGAGTGCGAGATGGTCGCGTACGTCGATTGGACCGAGCCGTTGTCGACGACCTCTTGGAGACCGTCGATGGTGAGGGCGTTCGTACCGTCGGCGAAGAGACCTCCGCCGAGAGTGTCGAAGAGGTCCATCTCGGCCTGCTTGAACTGGGTGGCGATGTAGTCGACGATCGAGTCGGCTCCATCCGTCCGCAGCAGGGTCAGACCGTCGACCGTCACCGCGGAGTAGGCCTGCTTCCAGGCCAGCGCGCCGTTCTGGATCGAGTCCGTCGGCTGCACGTTGAGCAGCTGGTAACCGCTGTACCAGCCGCCCGCGGCCATGCGGGTGAACATGAGGGGGACTTCGATCTGGGTCCCGCCCTTGATCACGATCTTGTTCATCTTGTTCCAGCGCGCGAGGAGCACGTTGGAGCCGTAGACGTTGTCGACGATACGCGGGATGATGTACCGACGGGCAATCGCAGTGACTGTGTTCGTCCCTATCGCGGTTACAGCCACCTACTCACTCCTTGTTCGGGCTCAGAGGATGCCTTGTTCGGACAACCACTTCGCTGCTTGTTCCTTCGCCTCCCGGTCGGTGGTCGGCTTGGGTTGTGCTTCAGGTTGCCTCGCCGCACTCCCCGATGATCCGGAGAGTCCGGCCAGCTTTTGCTTGCGCTGTGCGTTCTTTTGTGCCTTCGCTTCTGCGGCCGTGGGCTCCCCCTTGGCCTTTGCGGCAAAGTCTGGGTGGTCGAGATACGCGATGTCTAGGGCCTTGAGGACGGCGTCGGTTCCGGTGCGCGTCTGGGAGAGCCCGCCGATGATGTTGAGCGCGACGGCGTGCGTTCGGACTTCTTGCACGTCGGACTCGGTCAGTTCGGGGTGGGACTGGCGGAAGGTGTCGAGAGCGACGTTGACCTCGTTGATCGCCCGCGCCCGCGCGGATTCGGCCGCGGTCTGGCTCTGCTGCTCTTGGAGCGAGCGGATCTGGCGGTCCTGGGTCTTGAACTGCTCCCACATGAAGCGCTGGGAGGGGTCGTCGAGATCCATCCACTCCGGCGGCTCGGGCTCCTTGGGAGCTTCGGGGGCCGGCTCGCCCTCGACCGCTCGCCGTACCGCCTCGGCCTTCTCCGGATGGGTGGCGAGGTACTGGCGCAGTTCGAGCATCGAGCGCGCCTCGGCCACTGGGACCGCTCGCCCGTCGATGGAGATCCACTCCTCCGCGGTGGGCTGAACTTCCTCTACGGCTGGTTCGGGTTCTTCCTCAGGCTCGGATGGTTCGGGCTCAGGTTCTGCTTCCTCTTCCTCAACCTCTTCATCCAGGCCGAATTGCTCCCGCAGCCGCGCCACCATGGCGTCGGCCTCGCGCTGTTCCTCAGGGGAGAGGTCGATTCCGAGATCGGCCAGGCGGGCTTCGGCGGCGGCGTTGGGCTCTTCTGGTGCCTCCGGTGGTTCTTCGGGTGTGTCATCGGGCATCGTTTCGCTCATGCGGTCGCTCCTGCGATCATGCGACGGATCTCGTCACCGTTGTTCGCGCGCGGGTTGAGGCCCTGCGTGGGACCGGGTCCCATCGACGGTGCTCCCAAGGTGGGCATGGCCCCGTTGGCGGGTGCTCCCCCCGGTGCGCCACCCGGCATGCCAGCGGGGCCGATGCCCGGTCCTGGTGCTCCCGGAGGAGCTGCCCCTGGCGCGGCGGGGCCCGGAGCGTTCCCAGGGTGTGGTGCGCGCGCCTTCGCGACGACGGCCTGGGCGATCTTCATGCAGAAGACCGGATCGGCGTCGGCCATGGTGGCGAGGCGCATCGCGTCTGCTGCGAGGGCCTGGAGACCCTCGGCGAACGATTGGGGACCCGAAGCCACTTAGGTGGGCTTCACGTCCATCGGCGGGTAGGGCACCCGACGCATGATGTCGAGGTCCGAGCCGTAGGCGTCCGAGTCGGTCTGGCCCTGCATCTGGACGTTGGTCTTGCCGCCCTTGCCCAGGTAGTTGCTTGCCGCCCTCGGTACGGGGGGAGTTGCCATGGAGCATTCCTTTCATCGATGAACGACAGCGGGGGGAATCCTGGTGGTGTGAGGGAGACCCCCCGCTATCGCGAGCAAATTGCGAACCGGACGGGCCGGCCCAGATGACTACTTCCGGCCGTGCCGACGACCACCTCGCTTGTGACGAGCCATTGAGCTTCACCTCCTCTCGGTGCGGAGCGCGGGCGGTGCCCGTCTCTCCTACGCGACTGGGTCTGCTGCCGGCGGCGGTACGTCCGCGGGCGGCGTTGCTGCGGGTGGTGTGTCGACCGGGACACCCGGCTCGGGTGGCGGCGGTGGTGCCGCGGGTTCGGGGACACCGAGGTCGACCGTGCCGGCGTCGGTGGTGAGCTGCGCCGAGACCAGCTTGTGGCCGGCGGCGGCGACGACCTCGGCGATGTCGGCTGCGAGCGCTTGGGTGTTGTCGACTTCTTGCTCGCCGATGAGGTGAAGGTTCCAGGTCATGTCAGTATCTCCGTCCTCTCCGGGCTCCGAAACGGCGTCGGCCGTTGCGACCCGGTGTCTTGTAGATGAGTGAATGGAATCCGCCTCGGCGCACTCAGCGACCTCGTGCCTTGGACGTTGGGCGGGGCGGGCGCGCGTTGGAGGTGTGGCGGTGTCCGCCGAAGTGGCCTCCCTTGTTGTGGGCGCGGAAGTGGTTGGGGGCTCCACGGCGTGATCTCATCAGTCGAAATCCTCTCTGTAGTCGCGGATCTCCGAGACGTGCTTCTGCGGCGCGGTCGCCCCTTCGCAGAGGTCGAACTCGATCCCGTCGGGATAGCGCGGGTAGACCCGGTGTCCGTCGGCCGTCCGCTGCATGTGGGCGACGTTGGGGGTGGCCGGCTCGTGGTCGGCCATGGCTCGGGCGCTGCGCGGTGAGCTCGCTGGCATGAGGCGAGTATTACTGCGCTCTGACCCGCATCGCTAGGGCCTTGGACGGTTTGAGGTAGCGGCCTTTGATGGTCTTGCGCTCGTTCTCGTTCGTCCCCCCCCAGATCCCGACCTCCTCGAGACGGAGAGCTTCGTCGAGGCACTGGGCGCGGACGAAGCAGGTCGAGCAGACCTGACGCGCCGGTAGGGAGGCCCACCTCCCGCGTTTGGGGTCGGGGAAGAAGTCCACGTCGCCGCGCCCGACACACGCGCCGTAGGCCTTCCAGGTCACAGCGTGATGCTACGGCAGTGTCCCTTCGCCTGGGCGGATGCTCAGGTCAGATAGGCGTAGAAGGGCGAGACGGTGGCGGTGATCGCTCCGGCGGTGGTGGGGAAGGTCGTCGGGGTGGTCAGACCTGTCGACGAGGTTCCGGTCAGCTTGGGGGCGATGTTCTTGATCGTGGTCGCCGCGTCGGTCGCCCCCATCAGGGTCGGCATCGTCGTCGCCACGGTGACGAGGATCCCGAAGTAGTACAAGCCTCCGTAAGTGGTGGTGAACGTCGTCGCTGCCCCCGCCGCGACAGTGGCGACGGGGTAGGTGATCAGGGTGTTCGCCGCCATCGCCGTCGCCGTACCGTCAGCGGAGATGGCGAGCTGGTTCAGGTTGTTGTCGTAGAGGGCGGTCCACTGGTGGGTGGGGCCGGTCGCTCCGGTGGAGCCGGTGACGAAGTTGAAGTTGTTCACCACCGTGTTGGCAGGAACGAAGATCGCGGTGACCTGCAGCGTTCCAGATCCGCCCATGGCGATGTTCTGCACGAACGAGGTGCTCGAGCGATCCAGCGTCGAGGCCGTGCAACCTGTCGGTTGGAGCGCCAAGGACGCGATGTCGGGGGCCGGCCAGGTCTGCATCGCCTTGAGGATGGCGATCTGGATGTCGGCGTCTCCCACGGATTGTCCCGAGACCGCCCCACCGTAGATCTGGAGCTGGGTCCGCAGGAGCTCGCCCTGGCTCGCGGAGATCGGGGAGTACAGATTGCCAGTTGCCATTGGGTTCTCCTTCGAAGACTGGAGTCATCGTAGGATCGAACCCATTTCGCGTCTAGGTCTTTGCGGACGCGGAGAGTGCCCCGGCGGAAATGGAGTTACACCGGGGCACTCTCTCGGACCTCACCCCGTTGGCGAACAGGTGACGGCCAGGCGGTGCTGGGGCGATCTCGCAATTCCCCAGCACTTGACATCGTACCGTAACGGCGCGACAAATGACAGCCTCTCGCAACGGATCTCGCGGAGCGATACACGAACGGCGGAGACGCCACGGACCTCCCGCGCCGGTTGAGCTCCGGCATCGCGGAGAAGATGCGACCCTCCTTACCGCAGTCCACGCAGAAATGCGCCTGTGGATAACCCAGGGTGAGTGGTTCGGGAGAAGCTATAAGTGTAAGTAGTTGAGTCGCGTCTAGCACTGGCTTATACTCGTCCTATGACCGACCTTGAGTTTGTGACAGCATTACCGAAAGGCAACAATAAGACCAGCAAGCGGGCGGCGCAGTTACGAGAACACCCTGGTCAATGGGCCAAATGGCCGAGCCAGAGTTCACGGACTTCCATCGAGAAAGCCTTGGCATCTCTTGATGGGAGCGATGGCCGTTACGAAGTGACGAGGGTAACGCTGGAGGGAGTCCAAACGACTTTCGCCAGGTGGCTGCCCTCTCAGTGAGGATGTCCCGTACCAGGGCCTCGAGGCTGCGATTTTGCCGTCGCCTGTGCCGCCGCGGCTGCCTGGGCCTGTGCCTGCATACGCTCGACGACGCTCTGCCAGTTGGGCCAGGCGTGGGCCTGGAGGACGGCCTGGGCGTCGATGGCGTGCATGGCGAAGAGCGCATCGGCCTCGGCGATGCGGGCCTGACGAGAGGTAGGCGCTGAGCTGCCGCACTTCACAACGAGGGAGAATTTCAGCGGTTCCGCGATCAGTTTTCCGTTGAGATCCTTCTTGGGGATGTAGAAATGTTGCGCGGCCAGGCGGATAGCCGTATCCATTCCGTCATCCCCCACGATGGCCACCACTCGGGGAACGTCGTAGTTCTGAACAATGAGATTGGCGACCAGTCCTCCGATGGAACCGAGGCAGCGCTCGAGATTACGAAGGGCTGAACGAATACGGACGAAGCCGGCTTCCTGTGTGGCTTGGACGGTCTGCTGCGCTGGTCTTCCACTCGCGGGTTGTCCTTTCTGCGGTCCCGAGAGGCCACTGATGTTCTCCATCCGGCCGATCCAGAACTGGACTGTGGCCATGACGAACTGAGGAAGCTCGGGGGGGGAGAGCCATTTGGGTCCTCCGCCTTGGGCCATGGACTGGGAGTTGACCTCGACCCTCATCCCGGGGCGGTTCATCATCTGCGTTCTCGCCAGACCTGATCCGGCCACGTCCATGAAGACCGGGTTGCCGATCAGCTCGGCGTTTCCCTGGATCGAGGACAACAAGCGGTCGATGGCGATCTGACAAGGTGCGAGGTGGCTGGTGATGGGGGTGGGCCAGAACTCCCCGATCTCCTCGTCCACGAACCGCTCGTAGGGGTGGCGGTCGTGCTCCCACAGGTTCACTGCGAGCTCGTCGAGGAGGACGGTGTGACCGGTGTAGACGATCACCCGCCATTGGTCGTAGACCACCTCCTCGTCTCCCAGACCGTGGGTGGGATCGGTGGTCTCGCGCTCCTCTCGTTGGTTCTCGCGGATCCAGCACTCCTTGACGTAGACCCCGTTCTGGAGTGCTCGGTCAGCGTGTCTTCGACTCTGGCCCGGAAGCCCGTACACCGAGGCTGGCGAGCCGGGAAGGTTGCCCGGGTTGGCGAGGGGGTAGTCGGCGGTGGGGGCGTAGATCGGTCTCTCGGTGGAGTTGTCCGCTCCGTCCCCGTGCTCGAGGGCTTCTTCGATCATCGACTTCGAAGTCGTCGGGAACCTTCGCTCGATCTCGGCGTAGGAGAGGCGGTTGACCTCGAAGAAGAACTCGGCGTCAGCGAGGGAGGTGGCGTTGGGGTCGGGGTAGAACTTCCACGGGTCCACCCGCTTGATGGCCGCGTTGCCCATCCCCGAGTCCGCGCCGGCATCCCAGATGGCTTTGAGGATCCCGGCTCCGAACATGGACGAGTCCCACAGGGAGAGCAGGACTTCCTTGTCCCATCCCTGGACCTGCCAGTTGGTGTCGAGCAGCTGCTCCATATGCGTGCCCAGAGTCGTCATGTGATCCGCCCACGCTGAACCAGGAGTGGCTTCGGGGGCCACGTCGAACATGAGCTTCTGGTCGGTGATCCAGGCGATGCGAGACGAGAGGATGGGGAAGATCTCCGAGTCGGTGACATTGGCTGACCAGGGCTGGTTGCCGCTCGCCCTCTGCTGTCTCGTGGAGACCAGGAGGTAGTTCCGCCTCCATACCGAGAGGTGCTGCTGCTTCTTCTCCTTCGCCGCGTTGTAGAGCGTGTCCAGTCCGTTGACGAGCTCGAAGGCGTCCAGTGGTGAGGCGGGGGGGTCGTCGACCTGGGACAGGGTGGGGATGGTCATTGCGGACTGAACAAGTCAGAGACGTAGTCGGGCTTCACGATGCCCTCGACTTTGGCGCACGTCCCATCGGAGTGCATGTGCCGACAGTGGCGGCAGTCTTCCCCTTTGACTTCGGAGAGGCGGTACCGAGCGACCCGTTTGGCCACCTTGCCCGAGGAGCGCACGAGGATCACGAGGCGTCGCGCTGGCGACGACGCGTCTCTTCGAGAACATCGGGGCTCGCCCCGTGCGCGGTGGGATCGGCCATGTCGGCCGGCTCCACGTACTGGTAGTCGTGGTCGATCCCCGTACGGACGGACATCTCCTCGCTCTTTCGTTTGAGAGCTTCTGACATCTGATGCGAGTTCGAGACGTACTCGCCCACCGCGCTGTTGAAGTGCTCCTTCACCCCGGTCGAGACGTAGAAGCCGAACTTCCTCACTGCGGGTCCTTGACAGTCGGGGCAGGTGGTGATATCCGCGCGCTCCCCCGAGGCGAAGAGCCGACGACAGCCCTGGCATCTGTACTGGTACTCAGCCATGCTCAGATGGTAGAGCGCACAAGACTTGCAGTGCCTAGCCTGGTACCGCCTCCCAGGGGGGTACCCCGAAGAGGTCGTTGGTCAAGATCTCTTGCGCTCCGTAAGCGAGGGGGGGCTCGGTCATGGTCGAGCAGATGCAGATCAGCAACGAAGTCACGGAGTCGTCGTGCCCACGTTCTGAGGCCGGTCCCATTTCTAGCCCGGGGAGCTGGACGAAGTTTCTCATCTCGTCGTAGGTGAGCTCGTCGTGGATCGTCAACGCCCCTTGGGCGATGAGGTTGATCACCTGGCTGACAGCCCAGTTCTTGCGCGCCCAGGACATCATCCAGCCGTAGGAGAGGGAGAGCTTGCCCGGGGACTTGTCCGCCCAGCGGTGCCGCCAGATGTCGGGGTAGCCCAGTTGCATGATCACCCCGATCGTGCCGTAGCCGGGGCCGTTGATCTCGGTGTTGATCAAAGCAGTGTTGTAGTAGTACCCCAGTCTCATGATCTCGTGCGCGAAAGGCACGGGATCCATGTGGCCGTGCCAGACAGCCACTTGCTCGAAGGTCCTTCGATTGAAGACCTGGATACAGGAAGGGTCGCCATACGTTGAGCGAGAGGGGTCTCCGGCAACGACGTAGCGCCCCCAATCCCTGTCCGAAGACGGCCAGGTGTAGATGGTCAAAGGGCCGGTGGCGTCGGGGGTGAAGCGGATCGTCCCGTTGTCGTCGTGGAGGAAGCCGGTGATGCCGGCCTTGGGCTCGTAGCACTCCTCGAGCTTGTTGAGGGGGAAGATGTGCGTACCCGTCGAGAGGAAGGCCTCGTCAGGAGTGCAGGGGTATTCCTGGTGGAACTGGTTCTCGTCACCCATGCAGAGGTTGGCGATGGCGTGTCGTCTCCAGGCCAGCTGCGGCAGAGTGAGATCGTGGGTCTCTCGGATCTCGCGCTCGTCCTCCATCAGGTCGATGTCGCGCAAGGTGGTGGTGGGGATCTGGTACTCGTCGTGGCGGAACCAGGGGAAGAAGAGCGGAACGAAGTTCGACTCCTTCCTCACGGCGCGCAGCCATTCCTCGTGGAACCAATTCCCCACACCGTTGGCGGTGGATTCGTAGATGACGATCGTCCCGTGCTTATACGGGATGGACTGGTTCAGCCCCACCATCAAGCGGTCGGGGTCCTCCCAGAAGGCGACCTCGGAGCAGTGGACGGCGTGGTAGGTGAAGCTCCGGCCCGAGCCCGCATTCTTCGCCGTGGAGACCGACATCGCTGATCTGGTCTCGAGCCACCCCAAGGACTTCTGGCTGTTGTGCTTCTCGTGGTAGGCGCTGCGGAAGGACCACTCCTCCCACATCAGCTTGGCCATCCCGAAGAGGTGCTGAGAGGCCTTGGTGTCGTGCGCGATCACCAGACTCTGGGTTCCTGGGTGGAGGAAACACCAGTTGAACAACACACCTTCGGAGCCGGTGGAGACACCCACCTGCCTGCCCTTGAGTACGATGATCCTCACCGGGAGACCCAAGTTGTATTGCCTTTCGATCTCCTCGCACAAGGCTTTTTGCGCCCAGGCGAAAGGCTCGCTGAGACGAAGAGGTTCGACGGTGAGATCTTTCTTCTGGATGACCAGCTGCTCCATCCACGGGGTCAGAGACAGGGGCATCAGTCGGTGACGGTGTAGATCGACTCGGTCAGGCTGATCGTCGGAGCCATGTCGGACGCCATCTGCTCGAGCGCGGCCCTGATCTTCTCCGAGGTCTCCGGGGTTGACTTGCCGGCCAGACCGATCGAGCGCGCCAGGACGAGCTGGATGAACCTGGCTTTGGAAGCCGGGGTCCCGTACTGGATCTCTCCCAGAGCCGTCTCGTAGGCGACCCAGATCAGATGGGTCATGGCCTCGGCGATCTCGTCGGTCCCGTAGTCCTCGACGTGGATGTGGCTCAGCACGCCCTTGACCACATCGACATCCATGTCGAAGGCTTTGGCTACCGCGGTCGGGGGGACGCCGACCTTGAGAAGGCGGTAGATGCGCTCAGGATCGTCTCTCACGGCCTCGTATTGCAGTTGTCGTAGTCGCAGTAGTGGGACTGGACGTAGGGGCTTAGACGGACGGTGGGGCCTCTCTCCGTCGAATGATCCCCTACGGCGATGCCGCCGATCAAGAACAGGGCTACGGAGAGGCACACACCCATAGCGAAGAGCACGAAGCGATGGCCCCAGGTCATGGGCTCTCCTCTGTGTTCAACCTGCCAGCGACCTTCGACGCCGTGGGCCAGTCCTCCTCGATGGCGACGGTCTGGCCGGTGACGGTATCGATGACTCCCCAGCGGTCCAAGAGGAGGTGGTTGGGGATCTCCGGCAACGACTGGGTCAGGCGGTATCTCAATCTCTTTCTGACCCAGACCTGGACGTTCTGCTCCATGATCTCGAGCTCCTCCCGAAAGACGCCGACGAAGGCGTTGATCGCCGGCTGGGGGGTGTCGAGGACGGGGACGCTCTGACCCCACTCGTAGTCGTCGAAGGCCATCAGGCCTCCGGGTTTGAGGAGCGGCCAGGCGAGCACGGCGTCTTGGAGGACAGAGGTGGCGTGGTGGTCGGCGTCGACGTAGATGAAGTCGAACTCCTCGTCCTCGGGCCAGCGGGCGATCAGGGTGGTCTGCCCGATCCAGGTCATGATGCGATCCATCTGGTAGGGGCCGGTTCGCTTGTAGTAGATCCGCTGGACTTCGGCCATGTCGAACTCGGCGTGCTCGTCGGATCCTTTGAAGGTGTCCACGTCGACCAGATGAGACTGGGGGAGGTTCTCCATCAACCACACCGAGGCATCGCCTTCGAAGCACCCCAGTTGCAGGCAATAGAAGTGAGGATCCTCGGCCAGGGGGAGGAGGTGCTTCTCGAAGTTCGCTCGAGCAGTGATGTCGAACCAGCTCACGGTGCCTTCCTTCTGACGGTGGTCACAGTGGCCTCCAAGAGCACCCCGTAGGAGGAGCGCAGCTTGAGCGCTTCGTCGATGGCGTCGTAGGGGACGAAGGCGGTGATCTGGACCCTTCCGTCTCGGAGGATCTTGATCTCGCCCGTCTCGAAGAAGAAGGTGGCCCCTTCGAAGCCTGTCCTGGTCTTGTGCTCGACCGCGGGCTTCTTGCGCCTGCCCCCACCTCGTTGACGGCCTTTGCCGGCGAGGTAGAGCTTGACCTGATCTAGCTCAGAGCCACCGTCTGGCCCGGGATCACCACCGGAACCTCCGGATTCTCCCTGATGTTCTTCGGATACTGGCTCAGGTGCTCCTGATACTCCCTCATCAGCGTGTCCCTGATCTCGGGAGACAGGTCTTCGAGCTCGGCCAGCGGATCGCTTCCGGGCTCTGGCCAGGTCACGCTCGACTGCAGCGGCCTGCTCGGCGGCGTCTGGTCGGGGAAGCCCAACAGGACCCGGTTCCTCTCCCGCTCCGAATCGAGGATACGGATCAAGATCCTGATCAACACCACCACCAGGACCCCCAAAAAGCAGGTGGTCGCTATCTGGGTCCCATTCTGTGTCTTCGACATCCAATTGTGCCTCCTGACCAGGGGATTTTCTTGTTCCACGTGGAACCTTTATGTACCCTACCACTGTTTTTTTTGTACATAAGGGACCCTCTGGACGACCTGGCAGGCCTTTTCCGAGGATGCCTCTCCATTTGGCGGGTGTGCCACCCGGCCAAATGGGATTCGGTCGCCGGCTCGAGCTCTCGCAAGGCAGGGGATCGATGGCCCTGGGTCCCCTGGGTGGGGTACCGGTCACCATGTGAGCTGGAGGGAGGGAGCCTCACTCACTCAGATATCTATGCAAGAGTGCTTGCAATACGCTGGTCAGTGTGGTTGAATGGATGCGTGACTACTAGGAATGGAGCAGACATGGCAGACACTGACTGGGTGTGGGCAGTACGCAACCGAGGCGAGTACTACTACATAGCTGATCTGGGAACGGACCTGCCAGACACCGCGAGTTTCGACCAGTGCGACGGGTGTGGCGGACCCGTCGACCCTGAGACTCAGGAGCCGACAGACTACGTCCGCCAGGGCACCGCGCGAGTCTCCTACGTGTGCGAGACGTGTGGCACTGAGTACCGCGTCTCGCAACGCCCCGCGGAAGACGTGGTCGGGGTTCCGTTCTAGTTCCCGCGTCTAGGCGCTATCGGTCCTGATCGATCGCGCCGAACGTGAGAACTGGTCTCACGAACAGAAATGGAGAGAACATGACCACTACCCTGCAGTCTCAGACGGATCGCGCGGGATACGTTCCCTGCTCGGTTCGCTACCGCGTGACGTACTACCGACGCGCGTGGGATGACGCGTTTGGGATCTCGGATTCGCGGACGTTCCCTAGCCTCATCTCCGCTATGCACGCGGCCACGGTCGCGCGCGACGCCGGCTTTGAAGCTTTCATTTCGGCCGGCGCGTGATGCGCGTCCGGATCCGATCCATCGACCGCCTACGCAATAGCTATTCCGGAAACCCGCGCTTCCGGATTTCCTGGCACTACGGTGCCGCGAACACTGCGGCCGACGCGTCATACAACTACGAAATCGGCAATCCTGGTTTCCGTGTCGGCGATCCTGTTGACATCGAATTGAAC